ATCAAAAGATTGGTAGAAAGTACCCTCAATAGTAGCTTCTGCCTCAACAATCTTTAAGATTTCACCACATGAATCTGTATCAATTACAGTTTCATTAGCAGCGTTGTTGAATGTAAATACTACATCATTAGTACAACCAAGTCGTGTATAACAACTTTCTCCCTCTTTTGCTACGTCAACATATCCGATAAACTGTGCTATCTTATTTTTGTTTATAGCCATTTTTTAAAATATTAAATAATAAATGCCACTTAACCATTTAATACTTTTACATTTTAACGTCTGCCGACGAATATATAACGGTATTAACCGACTATTTGTGAAAAATCATATGTCATTGTTGACCAATAAAAACCAGTTGTTAATTTATTTACCCCATCAGTCCTACTAAGAAACTTATTTCTAAAGTAATAACTATTATCAAGCAAATTGTCTCCATCTCTAAATGTTTGTTTTACCGCTTCACATATGTTCTCAAGTTCTAGCGCTGTTTTCGAATATATAATTATTTGGAATATATTAGATTCAACACAAGCGTCTTCGTGAACCTCAATCTTACGTTCAACATATATGAGATTATCATCATTTATAAATTCATCAGAATTTAATGGTCTTTTAAATGTTATTCTTGATGCAGGCACATACGCATTTATCAATGGTGAGTTTTCTAATTGTGTAATTAAATCTTGTACTATCATTGTTTCAATATATTAATAATTTCATCCATGTTGTCGTTTTTTGCCCTTTCTAAATAATGTTGCCCATCTCCAGTATACACTACACTTCCACCTCTATGATAGTTATACGTTTTTCCAACGCCATATTCTACATATTTTGCATAATCAATATCTTCAGTACCAACCTCAACGTACAATCCTTTTGGATAATTCATTACTGGGGATGTACTGATTGAATCATGCAATAATCCAGTATCTATTGCTACTATTTTCTTTACTTCCCCTTCTAGGTATAAACCAGCTTTGTATAATTTATCTGACAAATTTTTTAATATTACATTTTTTTGACCATTTAAATTAACCATTATATTCATCTAATAAATAAACTACGTGATGTACGGTAGGTGTTGAACCTTTTATCTTTTGTCGTGATGTTATTAAATATGTTTGACCATCTATGATGCATTTATCACCTCGCTTAGCCTGATCATGCTGTGGTTGCACCTGTATCAACCATGTATCAGTTTGACTTTCTTGATACCCCTCCGTTTGTTTTCTTTTAGTTGACGAGTATCTCATCAATCTACATGGCATCTGACTATAAAGAATTACCTCATTTTTAATTTGTTCACCAATAGCATTTTTAACGTACCCAATCGTGAATATATCCGCCCTATCCTGTAATGCATCTATGTATGCCATTTTATCGTGTTAAATTGTGAATTGTAGCATCCCGTTCCTGTATTTTGCTAGTAACCTATTAGCAAGTGGTGGTATACCAATATTTACTTGCTCATAATCACTACCAGCACTCCCTAGTCCTGTTTTAGACCCTTTGCTTATTTTATATGATGAAGAACTCCATTCTTCACTTTGCGCGTCTGAATTGCCACCTATTAAAGTTGTTTGAGAATCTAGCCCGTCCTGTTTTTTAAGTAGCTCGTTTTCAGTTATAATAATATGAGCTTTAGTTATGTCGCATGGTATCTTATCATCTTTACCACAACCACAATCCACGTCATTAAATGGCACTTTACGATCGCATGAAAAATGATCTTTTACTGGTATCTGTATATATGAATCAACTATATCCTCTGCAAGTAATGCTATCTTTTCCCATTCAGCAACTGTTAAAGCTGTCCAATCATTCTTTGAGTAAGAATTGAATTCTGCTTGTGTACTATATGTTGGTGTTGTTGTTAATGCCATATTGTTTGGTTTTACTCTATATTAAAAAATTTTGCGAATACATTTTGCCCAGATGGATAAATAAATAATATGGATATAATTAAATTTATTATCCAGAAAAATGTTGCAATTAAATGCCCTAGATTTTCTTTTACAGTTTGCATTATTCGTGTAGATAGTTAATTTTTAATTGTATTATTTCTATTCCCTTTTCCACCTCTACGCACCTAGCCTCAAGCTCTCCATATTTAACTAACGCCTTTACCCCATCTTCTGCTTTCTCCTGCAAATCCCTATTGGTATTTGTATAATTATATGTAAACATTACAAGACTGATACATACGCCTATTGCAGCTCCTATTTGTATCTTAATTGACTTTTCTTGTATTGTTTTTGTCATTACATATTATTGTTAAATCTTTTAAAGTTCTCCTCTCACCCCAATGGAAAAATATAAAACCCAGTACTGATACTATTATATAGTATAAAGTTGCCATTAAAAAATAAAATAGTTTTAAATCATAGTGTTTGTTTTTAAAAGCATCGATAACCATATAATAATAAAACCAATAATCCCCCCTAATCTTATCCCATAAATTCCCACCTCGCCAATAATAGAAGTCATGTTGGCAACAGTCTGCTAGGAATATAAAATTTGGTATAAAGAGGGCGTATTTGCCCCCTCCACACCCATTACATAATTTTATTTTTTGATTTATGTTTAAATCCCTGTAATGTAACATCTTTATTGTTGTAATAATGTTGATATGCTTTCAGGTAAATCAGAAACACTATCCCCAACCCCTTGCAGAACATACCCTTTCAATTGTGTGTATTTATCAGTAGGCATTATTGATTCAAAATACCTCATATAATAAATCAAAGCACTCTCTATGTATTGTGGAAATGATGTTGCAAGTCCAAACAATAAAACCTTTAATGCGAATTCATGCAATAAAGAAACATTTAAATTTCTTATAATATCCAAAGAATCTATTGCATCTTGATTTAAGTCGTCATGTGATAACCATGTATACAAATTCATATAGTGAGTAGTTGCTATAAAGCTTGAACTAAATACATCTTCAAGCTCTTGTAATTTTGCTATTTCTACATCCCAATCTATACTAGACACTGTATTGTTTTTTACAAAATCTAGTACAGAACTTTCTATATATGTATTAAATAAATCATCTGTTTCCGATTCAATCCTCATGTCCGTAGGTAGTTGTGAATTGATATTGTCAATCCACCCCTGTGTAACTAAATATTTCATATTATTGTAATTTATTAATAATTAATACTGACTTATCTGCAGGCGTTGTTACAGTACCAGAAGCTGCCAATCTAACCCCCATCACACTTATAACGTCTCCATCACCACATGTTACAACCTGTTTAACACTTGTACTAGACTCGTCATGTCCATTTTGATGCCTTATGTATCCACCTGCACCAATGACCCCTTGTCTAGTACCATTTATAGTTATATCAGTCGCAACATTAACCCTTGCAGAACTCGCCTCGTTGTATAGCGAAACATACACTTCATAAATCCCAGCAGTTACAGTAACGCCATTTGTCCCAGGCGTAAATGCGTCTGTATTAGTGTTATGTGTTGCTGTCGCATTCCATGTAACAGCAGTTCCAGCAGTAGATCCATTTAAAGTGGTCATTGCCTGATTCACAAGCTGTATAACACTTGTTCTATTATCAACATATTCTTTGTCTACAAGTGATCGGTTAATGTAATTTGCTGAATAATCAACATCGTAAACTGCGCCAGTAAAATTTCCTCCACCACCAATAACTATATCATCCTTATTTTGACGTAGGAGCGTGTTATCTGTACCATCAGAAAGATAAGTTACATAATTTGTATTATTGTATAACTGATAACTGTTCCCATTTGCAATTTTAAAGTCCCAACCCCCATAATTAATACTTGTGTTTTCAGTTAAATTTCCTCCGAGTTTTAAAACCGAAACTTGCCCACTTACCGTTTTTGTTAGCCCATTTTCAGCACTAACAAAAGCTGTCGGACTAGTGAATCCAAGTCCATGCGCCCCATCTGTTGTTAAAACCTGATTTGCTAAACCATCATTGTCAGGGAGTGTCCATATATGGTCGGCACTAACTCCTGATGGAGACTTGAACCCAACTGCATGTGTCGACGTGTGAGACCCTTCTAAAAGCCTTAAATCCGAATTGTATATGTCAATATTCCCTCTAGTTGCTCCAACGTCAACTATCATACCAGCGCCATTGTATGCCTCGTCTGTATCTCCAAATGTAACCTGTAAATCACTTGAACTTAAAGCCCCTTTTGCTCTAAATATGTTTTCACCATCTTCATCTCTAAAAGTCGCAATATTTAAATATGAAGAATCAGCTTGTACCCCAAACGTAGACGCTTCACACCCTGTACCAACCTCAAATAGACACTGTCTACCAGTTGCACCATTATCATTAGATACACGCACTTTACCAGTATTATCTATCATCATTGCATTGTTTCCAGCCGTTTGAAACCATATTGTGTCATCATCAGCTGTTCGTTCTGTTTGTATACCAGTGTCAGCATCAGCATCAAATAACGATGTGCCAACATGACCATCAACATACTCTTTATCAACAAGAGATCTAGCAGTATAATTTGCAGAATAATCCACTGAATATCTAGCACCTGGAAAAGCACCAGCACCATTAATATAGAAATCCGTTATTTTATCAAAAGCTAATCCTGCAGAACCTCCCCCATCAATAGCCCTGTTTCCAGTAAGTGTTCCATCTGTATTATATATATTTACAGTTCCAGCTATAATCGCATTATCTACATATTCTTTATCAACCAACGACCTGTCTACAAATCCAGCACTGTAATCACCTTCATATACAACTCCTGTTTGGTGAACCCCAGTTCTACCGTCCCTAAATGCGAATACAGAATCTCCAGCGCCAGCTGATGTTTCTGATTTTAAGTATATACTAGCATGTCCACCATC